TCTGATGCTGCAACTGAACAAGCTGTTAAGAAAAGTTTACGTCCTGAGCTACGTCCTGATGGACTTCCAACTACAGCAGAAAATTTTAGAGAAACTGAAGCAAATTTGTTTGATGATAGAAGTAACTCTATTGTTGAGGCGGATGATTTAGAAGCTACTGACGGACCTACTACACCAGAGATTCCCAGTGTAACTGAACTGGGACGTGATTTAATAAAATCTGAGGGTGGAGACTTTTTACGAAAAAATCTAGGAACACCTGATTACAATCATGGTATGAGGTTTAGGGATAATAGGATAGACGAGCCGCCAAACGTGGCTATGCCAGAAGAACCTACTGTTTCAGTACCTTCGTTAACTGCACCAACATTACCTAGTAGATCTGACATAGAACTAGAAGTTGGCCCTGCTAAACCTGCTAATGTTACAACTGCTGTAGATGATCTTCGTCAAACTATAGCTGATATAAGTTATGATGAAAGTAGAGCTACCGCTATGTCCTCATTATCTGGCTTTGGTGAGGATGCATCAAGTCAAGCTATTAAATCGTATCTTGAAAAGGCTATGAATAATGTAGATACAATTGTAAAAGGTACAGATACACCACCTACTACAGAGGATATTACACCGCCGCCGCCAGCGCCCGTACAGGGTGGAGGTGATGACGATGATGGCCCAAGCTTTCCAACTGTTACACAAGAACAAATATCGCAAGCCCAAGAACAAGCAACAAGTTCTGCAATAGAAAGTGGAGCTACACAAGAAGAAGCAGAAAAAGCAGGTACTGTTGCTGGTGGGCAAATGGCAGGTAAAGGATACGTAGGAGGTTACGGATTTAATAAAGGTGGATTAGCCTCACGTAAAAAGAAAAAGAAATAATCCACAATTTGACTGGCCTACCCATCCCCCTCCAACAAGGCTACGGTGGCCCCAGTAAGGAAGACTAAATGTCCAATACAGTTATGGCTGAAGAAATGCAGCCTCAAAAAAAAGTAGCATTCGCAAATCGTAAGTACACAAACGAAGAACGCTTGCAAAAAGAAGAAGAAGAACTTGAACAGTTAATAGCTGAACAAAGGGGTGAAGCAGAAGGGTCTAAAGAACCACAAGAAGCTGAACCAACAAACGCTGAAGAACGTAGCTTTAAAAAACGTTATGGTGATCTACGTAGACATCAACAGCAAAAAGAAAAAGAATATGAAGATCGTGTTAGTGCACTTGAGCAACAACTTAACCAAGCAACTAAACAAGAAATCAAACTTCCTAAGTCGGATGATGATATTGAAGCTTGGGCAAAACGGTATCCAGATGTAGCTGCTATTGTTGAAACGATTGCAATTAAAAAAGCAAAAGAACAATCTGCAGAATTAGAGGATCGTGTAAAAGTTGTAGATGAAATGCGGGAAACTGCAGCACGTGAAAAAGCTGAAGCAGAACTCCTTCGCTTGCACCCAGACTTTAATGACATTCGTGATAGTGATGATTTTCATGAGTGGGCAGACGAGCAACCTAAATGGGTACAAGATGCATTGTATGAAAATGACAATGACGCACGTTCAGCTGCTCGTGCAATTGATCTTTATAAAGGTGATCGTGGCATTAAGAAAACTAAAGCCTCGTCAAAAGATGCTGCACGTTCTGTGGGTACACGGAACCAACGCAGTAAACCTCAAACAGATGGCACGGGAAATGCCATAAGAGAGTCTGAGGTACAAAAGATGTCACCACAAGAATATGAACGTAATGCAGATGTAATTATGGAATCTATTCGTGCTGGTAACTTTATTTACGATTTATCTGGTTCTGCTAGGTAAAAAGTATTGACAATGTAGTTATTTATGTTATAACTATATGTACAATGAGTAGTACAGCCCCAGATATGGACACCTGTACTACTTATATTCCCCACGCAAACAACAGTCCTTACGGATTACCTAATACGTATGGCCCATATGACATAAAGATCATGACTGATCATTGTGATTTTTAAATCATATGCACCCATAAACGATTAGCCTCCTATATAAGTATCTGTGTGTTTAGCATCTGTTTTGCTAAAGGAGACGAATGTTATGGCATTCCCAACGGCATCTGGTTACGGCAATTTACCTAATGGTAATTTTAGTCCAGTAATCTATTCCAAACAGGTGCAACTTGCATTCCGCAAGGCATCTGTTGTTGAAGCAATCACAAACTCTGATTATTTTGGAGAGATTGCTAACATGGGTGACTCAGTTAAAATTATTAAAGAGCCTGAGATCACCGTAAAACAATACGACCGTGGTACACAAATCACACCACAAGACTTAGATGACGAGGATTTCTCGTTAACCATTGATAAAGCTAACTATTTTGCTTTTAAAGTGGACGATATTGAAGAGGCTCATAGCCACGTCAATTTCCAAAGTCTTGCAAGTGATCGTGCTGCATATCGTTTGGCTGACCAAATGGACCAAGAAGTTCTTGGCTATCTGTCTGGTTTTTCTCAAGCTGCACTTCATGCAAATGCAAGCGCAGTTAATACATCTGTAAACGGTACAAAAGCTATTGCTACCGCTTCTGATGGTGCTAACTTGGTTGGTGCAGAACTATTGGCATCTATGTCACTAGACGCATCTGACTTCACAAACACATCAGGAACTGCAGGTGCTGCCAATAACTCTATTGGTATTGAGCCTCGTGCAGGTGGTGCTACTGCTGCAAAATCGGGTACTGCAGGTAATGCATTCCCATTGCAGATTCTTGCACGCATGTCTCGTTTGATGGACCAACAGAATGTTGATACACAAGGTCGTTGGATCGTTGTAGACCCAGTATTCATGGAAGTCTTGAAAGATGAAGACTCACGTTTGTTGAATGCTGACTTCGGTGGTTCTGGTTTGCAGAATGGTTTGGCGGTAAGTAACCTTCATGGTTTCCGTGTTTACACTTCAAACAACCTACCGTCACTTGGTACAGGTTCTTCAACAGTTGGTGGAGTTAACTCAACTAACTTTGGTGTCATTGTCGCAGGACATGATTCAGCCGTTGCAACTGCAGAGCAGATCAACAAAACTGAAACATATCGTGACCCTGACTCATTTGCAGATATTGTCCGTGGTATGCACCTATATGGTCGCAAGATTCTTCGTCCTGAAGCAATCGTTACCGCAGCATATAACTTGGCGTAAGGGAGGATTACATTATGGGTAAAGCTACTTCTTTATTGTCAAAAGCATACATGGTTGAGAAGGAAATTGAACTTCCAACAGCATCAGGTAGAGTCGCAGGACCAACTGTAGGAGCAGGTACGCTTGTTATTGCAGCTGGTGTTGAACTGATTGATGCAGTTGACGATGTAACTTCTTACACTGTTGCTGTTGCTGATGACACTACAACCTTTATGGCAGCTACATCTGTAGATGCAGCTACTGCAGGTACATTTGTGTATGGCACTCAGACGCAAGCGGTTGTTGCTGCATCAGATACAATTGATGCTGTTGCTGCTATTTCTGGTTCGCCTGCAGCATCTACTGCACGTGTATGGGCAATTGTTGTTGACGTTAACGAGGCAACTCGTGGCGCAGCAGAAGTTGACCGTGATACACTAGCATAACTAAAGCAAATTAAGGGGCTGCTTTTATAGTGGCCCCTTTATGCTCATTTAAAAAAGGACTCCAATAATGGCTATCACAACAGCAATGTGTACGAGCTTTAAATCAGAACTTTTGGGTGGTACTCATGATTTGGATACCGACTCAATTAAGCTTGCACTAATTAAAGCTTCACCTACAGGTACATATGGTGCAGCAACTACTAACTATTCTGACGTAACAGGTAACTCTGATGAAGCTACTGGTACTGGCTATACAGCTGGTGGACAGGTACTAGACAACGTTACTATTTCAGTAGATGGCACAACAGCTATTGTAGACATTGACGATGAAGTATTTACTTCCTCAACTATTTCTGCAGACGGTTGTATCATTTATAATGCAGGTGCTTCTAATGCAGCAATCGCAGTGATTGACTTTGGTGGTACTAAAACTTCTACAAATGGTGACTACACTATTCAGTTCCCTGCTGCAGATGCATCAAACGCTATCATTCGTATCGCTTAATAGGAGCATAGACTATGGCT